TGCACCTATAGACCTAGAACAACACGAAACCAAAGCAATTCAAACAGCCTTGAAAATAAAACAAGATATGGCTGAAGCCGATTTAGGAATAGAGATAGGTATAGGGATAAATACAGGAGAGGCGGTAATAGGTAATATGGGAAGTGATACAAGGTTTGATTACTCTGCAATTGGAGACGCTGTTAATCTAGCGGCTAGGTTAGAAAGCTCTACTAAAGAAGTAGGAGAGGATATAGTAATAGGGTATACCACAGCTATGAACTCTGATATACCCACTAGGTATCTAGACCCTATAAAAGTTAAGGGTAAGAAAGACGATATAATTATCTACACTACTTTAGAACATTAAGTTCTCTTTGAAAGTAATCATGTAGATTTTCTAATTTAGCTTTACCATTTCTAATAATAGTTTTCATAAGAGGTCTATCATCAAGAGGGAACACCTCATCAACCATGTTCTCTGGTAACATACTAAACTCTGTAATTATTTTATTATCTCTAGTTAAAAGTATTTTGAAGCTTACTAAATTAGCTTCGTCTTTGTTAATCATCCTAATCCTCTAAGGTTGTGAATTTAATATTGTCCTGTTTCCCACGTAACCCTGCTTTCATATATGTTGTAGCTCTACCTTCAAAGAAGTTCTGATGTTCAACACCCATGACTTCATCAATCCAACCAAGTGGATTTTCTTTCTGGTCATAGTTAGTCTTAAGTCCAAGCTGAAGTAATCTTCTATCTGCTATGTATCTATTGTAAGCATACATATCTTTCTTGGTTAGTCCTTGTAAGTCTCCCATCTCAAACACTAAGTCTAAGAACTTATCTTCTAGTTCTACCATGTCTCTACAAATCTGATAAAGCTCTCCTTTAAAATCATCTGTCCATATCTCTATGTTCTCTTGTATAAACTCTCTGAATAACTTTGTCATTGCTTCAACGTGCATTGACTCATCACGTATAGAGTAGGTAACTATCTGTCCCATACCTTTCATCTTACCGAACCTTGGAAAGTTTAATAAGATTGCAAAGCTACTGAATAACTGTAGTCCTTCTGTAAAAGCTGAATAGACTGCTAAAGTTTTAGCAATAGTTCTCTTGTCAGATTTAAGAGGTTTAAAGTTACCAACATAATCATGCTTGTCTGCCATCTCTTCATACTCTGCAAAAGCTTTGTATTCTATTTCAGGCATACCAACTGTATCTAACAGTAAGCTGTAAGCATCTTGGTGTATTGATTCCATGTTAGCAAAGGATGACATCATCATTCTTGCTTCAGGTTTTTTAAAGATAGGCATATACTTATCTACATATCCTGCACCTACATCAACGTCAGACTGTGTGAACAATCTAAATATTTGTGTAAGTAAATGTTTTTCTTCAGGTGTTACATCCTGCCAATCTTTTACATCTGTATGTAACGGAACTGATTCCGGCATCCAATGCATTTGATTTTGTAGTTTGTAATACTCATACATCCATGGGTATTCAAACGGTTTATAATAATCTCTAGTTGTTGTTAAGCTCATAATTTTATTCCTTTGGTAAATATACTATTGTTAGTGACCCACAATTAGGACAACCTAAGTTTGTTTCCATTGTGAAGTTCTCATCTTCTTCGTCTATGTCGTGGTCTCCGCCCCATATTAATTCTGTTTTACAGTGCCAACACTCCATACTATCCCTCACACGCTATACATTCCACGTCATCTAATCTTATACGTGGGACTTTAGTGTTTACATTTTCTACATTTCTTGCTGCATTAGTTCTAAAGTAATACAACGATTTTAATTTATTCATACCATACCAATGTACATCATTAACATACTGCATGTATTCATCATGTACTTCTTGTGGCTCTGTACTTTTAGGCAGAGTAAAGAATAGATTAACAGATTGTGCTTGACTAACAAACTCTTGTCTTTTGTAAGCATGTTCTATAATCCATATTTGATTTATCTCGTTAGCTGTTTTAAATATTTCTTTCTCATCATCATTAAGAATATCTAAGTGCTGTACTGAACCTTCGTTAGCTGATATATCTTTCCAAACTTCCTCTAACTCTTTACCCTTTAACCCCTTAGATTTGAAAACCTTTTCCAGATATTTATTTTTAACTTGGTAAGAACCGGATAAGGTCTTGTGAGTATAGCAGTTAGCCCTATAAGGCTCAATACTAGGGGAAGTGCCACTACATATAATACCACTACTAGCGTTAGGAGCAATAGCCATGAGGTTAGCATTACGCTTACCTGTACCATGTATGTCAGGAGCTTCTCCACGTTGGGAAGCCAACTCTTTAGTAGCTTCATTTGCTCTAGTGTTGATATAAAGAAATGCTTTATAGTTAAAACCAGTTGCATAGATTCCTTCAAAAGGAATGTTCCTGCCTTGTAGATACGCATGAAAGCCCATTGCACCGAGTCCGAGACTTCTTTCTCTATATGCCGAATACGCAGATTTAGTAAATCCTTCTTTACCTTCTCTAACGTAATTTTGAAATCTTTTAAAGTTTGCACTGTATTCTCCTAACTGTGTTGTGTCTATTGCATTGTCAATGTAGTGCTGTAAAACATTGTCAAGCATGGTTATTAAATCTTGTATGAAGTCATCATCCTTTGACCAAGTATCAAAGTGTTCCAAGTTTACAGAAGACAAACAACATACTGCTGTTCTTTCTTCATCTGTTGGTAGGGTAATCTCTGAACATAAATTACTTTGTCGTATCTTAAGTCCTAAATCTTTTTGTGCTTTAGGTAAATATTTATTACAAGTATCTATGTTGACCATGTAAGGTTCGCCTGTCTCTGCTCTAGCATGAATGATTTGCCACCATAAGTCTCTAGCATTTACTACCTTAACAGCTTCGTTACTCTTGGGGTCAATTAATCTCCAGTCATCATCTTTCTCTACTGCTTCAAGGAAAGCATCTGTAATGTTTACACCATTGTGTATGTTAAGATTCTTTCTGTTTATATCTCCACCTGATTCTTTTCTCATGTTAATAAACTCTTCAATCTCTGGATGACTGATGTCCATGTAAGCCGCATAAGAACCACGTCTAGTTGTACCTTGATTAAAGGCTAACATCTGAGAATCAACTACATGCATGAAAGGAATTGAACCAGTAGAACGAGAGCCATGAGTAGTAGAAATACCGTTACTTCTAATGTCTCCCCAATAGCCACCGATACCGCCACCCGAACTCGCCAACCATATGTTCTCATCATAATGAGCTGATAAACCATTCCTACTATCAGGAACATAATTAAGGAAGCAACTGATAGGAAGCCCACGAGTTGTTCCTCCGTTACTAAGTATAGGAGTGCTAAACATGAACCACCTTTGGGAACTGTAATTATAAAGTCTTTGAGCCAATTCAAAATCTGTTTCTCCTTTGAAGGTTGCACCGAATACTGATGCTCTTGCAAAAGCTTCCTGTGCATGGGTTTCGTTATCCCATAAGTATCTATCTTTTAAAGTATCAAGACTAAACTTATCAAATGTTTTTTCTCTATCATAATCTATTTCAATTCCGAGGTATTGTTTAGTCCCTATCTTATCTTCAACCATTATCTTGTTCCTTGTTGTTTACGTATATTGCTATTATAGCATAGTGTATTATTTTATATAGGTCTAAATTATTTTTACCATCCTTTTTACCAAACCTCATAGCATACTTCATAATGTTTCCAAGACAGAAACCTTCTCCATATCCAGAATCAATTATCATATCTGTTGCTTGATACTTACCATTAGCATAGTGTTGGTCATACGTATTACCTACGTAAGCTTTTAGTTCGTTTAATATTTTATCTTCGTTAAATTTATAATTCACTTTTCCATTCCTCTGGTAATGTTTCTTCACTATACCATGTAAAATTATTTGTCTCTGCCCATTCAGCATGAGTTCTTTTTGTTCCGTCTTTTCTTTTCTTAGCTTGAGGCATAGGAGAGAAAGGCTTTTGAAATAAGAAGACTAACTCATAGTCATTAGGGATAGCTTCTCTTATATGTATGTACTTACTATACTCTGCATAGTCCCAGAACCTACCTTTAGCTTCTAGTAAAATTGTTTTACCATCTATAACCTTTACAAAGTCAGGTTCGTATTTATGTTTAACAACATAGTTAATGTTATCCCAATGATGTTTCCATTCTTGTAGTACAGTCTCATGTAGCGTTGCTTCCCATAAACTGTCATATCCTTTAGGTACATTTACTTTCTTTGGTCTAGGTTTTCTAGGTACTCTTTTAGGCATCTAACTCTTCCAAATGAAAATTAGGATTTTGTTTTACTTTCTTATAGAACCATCTAAGACTATAAGCACTTAACATAAATCTATTGTTAGCAAAGATATGTGTTTGCTCTGGTAGAAACTCATGTAAGTTTTTCTTAGTAATCTTACTAGCGTCTTCTCCTTCTGGAGTCATGCTTTGAATCCATCCTATAAGTAATCCTTCAGCTTTACGTCTTAATAGTTTTGATTTCTTACCACTCATATTTGTGTTACCTCTATAACATTAGGAACTTTAGGTACTTGAGTTAAGTATCTATACCCTGTTGAATATTTAAATACTCTTAACCCTTTACC